CTATCGCTGCAACAGGAACAACAGGAACAGTAAACTATGATGTAATCACACAGGCTGTGCTTTATCACACAGCAGCATCAGCTGGTAATTTTACAGTTAACTTCAGAGGTGATGGTTCAAACACTTTAAATGCAATTATGGATATTGGTGAGTCACTCACTCTTGCTTTCTTGACAACAAATACTGGTACACCTTATTACAATAACGTAGTTAAAATTGATGGATCAACAGTTACTCCAGAATGGCAAGGTGGGGCGGCTCCATCAGGTGGAAATGCAAACTCTTTAGATGTTTATGTTTACACTGTAATTAAAACTGCTGATGCTACTTTTACTTCGTTAGCATCTCAAACACAGTTTGCGTAATAAAATAGAAGGAGACACAGTATGCCAATTATAGGATCGTTAGGAAGCGCATCAGCTGGAGGTTTTGGTCAAAGAAAAGGTGGCCTTGCTCCTGTTGATGTAGATTATTTACTTATCGCTGGAGGCGGCGGTGGAGCTGGCGGAGCACGATCAGGTGGCGGCGGAGCAGGCGGATACCGAACTTCTTTTCCAGGCGGAACTAAATTAACATTAGAAGGTAGTGTAGGTTATACTATAACAGTAGGAGATGGCGGCGCTGGAACTGATGGTAGCTCAGGAAATCCAGTTTCTGTAGCTAAAGGAACTAATTCATCCATTGTGCACGCAGGCGGAACAATAAGTTCCTCAGGAGGAGGAATTGAAAATGCTAATTCTAATCCCCCATTAGCACCAGGAGGTTCTGGTGGCGGAGGCGAAGGTAGATTTTCTAAAGGAGGCGGTTCAGGAAATATTGGAGGGTACACTCCTCCAGAAGGAAACGCTGGTGGAAGCTCATCGGGATCACCAGGCGGTGGTGATATGTACGCTGGAGCTGGAGGCGGCGGATCAGGCGGAGCAGGAAATAATAATCCAGGTTCTTCTACAGGCGGAGCTGGTGGCTCAGGAACAGCATCAACAATTACTGGATCTCCAGTCACAAGAGCAGGCGGAGGTGGAGCATCAGCAGGATACGGATCTCCTTGGCCAGGGAATGGAGGAACTGGTGGAGCTGGTGGATCAGGTGGCGGCGGAGCAGGCGGCGGCGGAAGCACTTCTGAACCAACAAGAAACGGAACACCAGCAACAGTTAATACAGGTAGTGGAGGTGGAGGTGGAGCTTATTATCTAGGTGCCGATCCCTCTTCAAATGGTGGAAATGGTGGTTCTGGTACGATAGTTCTTAGAGGCCCATCCGATACAAGATTTACAGTAACACCAGGAACAAACACGATTACCACTGCACCAGGTGGAGAAAAAATAGCAACGTTTACTGTTTCTGGAACAATTAAGGCAGGCGTATAATGGCTCATTTTGCTGAATTAGATTCAAACAACAAAGTTTTGAGAGTTGTCGTTGGATGCGATACAGATGTTGCAGAAAATGGTGGAGCACAATCAGAACAAGCTGCAACACATTTTGAAACAGTAGTGCCTTTATCTTTAAATGGAGTTAAATGGGTTGAAACTTCATATGATGGCAGTTTTAGAAGACAGTACGCATCTATAGATGGATACTATGACCTTGATCAAGATGTGTTTATTGATCAAAAACCATATCCTTCTTGGACATTAAATTCAAACAAGATATGGGAAGCACCCGTACCTAGACCCGCAGAACATACTTCATTATCAACTTGGGATGAAGATAATCAAACTTGGGTTGATTATACTCCTTCACCTGAAGAACCTGAAGAAGACGCATAATAATTAATATTTAAAACCATTCTTTTTGTAACATCAGTGTGAGTTGTACCTGCGTGTTCTAAATCACTAGGAAAGATTATTAATTTATTTTCAATACTTTTTTCTTTTTTCTTATTTTTAAAAATAGTATGGCCATTATTTGTATTAAGATAATATATGGCTGTTTGCATACCAGTAATTTTTTTTGAAAAATCAGTGTGAAAAGGTGTAGTTTTTATTTTAGTTTCTTTAAAAGTTAAATTTACTTTTAATCGTCTAATGGATTTAGGCTGTAATTTGTTAATTAAAGGATACAATCCATCAAAACAAGTGCTTATAACTTTATGATCTTCTATAAAAGTATGTGTAAATTGAAATTCACCATCTCCTGGAACTACCTTGTGATTATTATAATACCAAGGAAAAGATGCGTGTTCAAAAATAGATTTGACAATTAAAAAGTTTTCTCTGTTTAAAAATTTTTTTATACTCTTTATCATAATTTTAAATAGTTTAATGTGTACTCATTTCCTAAATCTCCCTCTACAAAAACGTTAAAAGCAAGACTAATTCTTTTATTATTATCTTCTTTTGTATTTATTCCATGTTGTAAGTATGAGGGGAATATAACAATATCTAAGGTGTTAACAGGTAAATGCCAAGAGCTAGAATTATAAGTATTATAATTATTATAATTTGGAGTTATTCCTGAACTAGGATTTTTGTAAAAAGATATTGAGTCTGTTTCATTATTTGATTTAATATAAAAAACTCCAGATAAGAAGCTATTTGCATGTAAATGTGGTGGAAAATGATCGTGAGTATTTAAATATGTAAACCACGACTGTGTTATCTTTGGTTTTAAATTTTTAACATCTAATACTAGTTTAAAATAATTTATTACATGTTTTAATATTTCTTTTTGTCTATCTTTAAATACTGTATTTTTTAACACGTGCGTGTTTTTTGATCTTCCATTTTTAGTAAACTTACCGTGTAAGACTTTTGTTTTTTCAGCTTTATAAACAAAATTTAATTCTTTTTTAGTTATGTCTTTTTCTAATTTCGAACAATATACGGGAGTAGGAAAAAGTTCTAATATTTTACTCATTAAGGAGTTTGTCGTATTTAACTTTTAATGTTGCATACTTGCTAGAAAAATCTTCATTAATTTTTTGTAAAGTTGTTATATGTAATTTTTGTTTTTCTATAGTTTCTCGAAGATCTGTGTTTAACATGACCTCAGATTTTTTAACTTGCTCTACCATCTCAAGTTTTACTTTAAGATCTTTGATTATCTTATCTTTTTCGTCTATCATTTTTTTCTTTTCGAATTGTTTTTACTGTATCTAAATTACGTAAGTATTGTGTTTGTATCAAATTAAAATCAATATTCCAAGAGATTATTGATTTAATTTTATTACTCTTTGATGTAGGTGATCTATGAATTAAACTACAAGGAAAAAATAAAATATCTCCTTCTTTAACATTTATTGTAAAACCTTTATTTAAATTTGATGGAAATAAGAATTGAGTAGAGGGCGCTTTTTTATCAAACTCTAAATAGTAAGTTCCTGTGTAACTACCATCGTGTATATGCCAGTTATGTAGATCTCCTTTCGAATATTGTTGATACCACATTTTATGAAGTTTAATATTTTTATATCCTAATTTTTGTGCGCACTCTTGTAATTTTAAATACAAAGGATCTACAATAAGTTTTATCCAAGGCCTACTCCAGTCATCAGCTTTAGGCCAATCAGTCTTTTTTAATTTATCGTTATAATATTCATTTCTATTCTTCCAATCTTCATCATCTGTTTTGTTAATTAACTGTAATAATTCTTTTTTATATTTTTTATGGTCTTCAAATTTTACTTTTAAAATTGAATTAGGATAAAGATATTGGCTAATCATTTTTTCTAAATACACTAGGTAAACCTAAATGCACTCTACCATCAAATATATTTTTATCAGCATTAGGAGTAGCAGCGTTATTATAATGTAAAAAAACCTGAGTACATTCAGCTCCTTTAAATTCTTCTCTCCAATGTTCTAACTTATTACCCTCATATATTAGCATATCACCTGGTTTAAGATTTACTTTAATTCCTTTATTCTTACTTGTGATAGTAATTTTTTTACCATTTGGTATTCCTACATTTTTATTTGGTTCCAAATAGATTGGCCATGGATCACCACCAAGATTTAATGTTGTAGATATTTCACAACTAAATCTATCTTTGTGTCGATGTAAAACATCCCCTCTTTTATATATTCTTGCATAAGAATAATTTGGATTTAATTTTAGTCCTGTAGTTTTTTGCATTGTAGGTAAAAATTTAACAAGCAATGTTTCCATTACTAAATCCGCATAATGAGAATAAGTATTTGGAACTTGTGTATCTCCCCAAGTTCCCCACTCTTCTCTGTTTTCAGGTAAGTATTTGCTTTCATAAAAAGTAGCAGCTACCTGTCTTTTTAATAAAAAATACTTGTAAAAAAAATCAGCAACATCAGGGGATAAAACTTTTTTTAATATTGTATATTTATTTTTTTTAAAAGTTAATTTAGACATTTATTATTCTAACCAATCCTTGTCCTTTTCCAAAAAGGACATATTTGTATTTTATATTGTGTTTGTTAACATATTCTTTCCAAGCTTTAAAAACATTTTCTTTCCATCCCCAATAACTTATGTATTCATCTAGTAAAATTAAAGTATTTTTTTGTAAAAGTTTAGGATTAATATTATCTAATACATCTTTAGTAGATTGATAAGTATCACAATCAATATGTATAAAAGATATTTTTTCTTTATTTTTTTTAAAAAAAGTAGGTAATGTATTTTTAAACCAGCCTTTTATTATTTTAACATTTTTATTTACTACAGGTATTTGTCCTTGTTTGCTAAACCACCCTTTACCGTGATAACCGCCAGACCAATTTTCTTGTAGTCCTTCAAAATTATCAAAACCATACCAAATTCTATCTTTAAATTTATCAGAAAAATAATTAATTGATTCACCCTCAAATACTCCAAATTCTAAACAAAGACCTTTTGTATTTATTTGGTTACAAGTTTCAGTCCACCAACCTTCTAAATATAACATAGGTTTATATTTTAATTTTTTTATATATTTAACAGATTCAGCTATTGCTCCATCTCTTAATATTTCAGCTGGCCACTTTATTTCCATTTAGGTCCTAAAACCCACATTACTAATGAGTATCTTTTTCCCTCTGTAACGGGAGTTACTTTGTGCCATACATGACTTGGAAAAACTAAGATTGAACCTTTCTCCTTAATTTGATTTATTTTGTGAGGTACGCTTTTTTTTGAATTAGGATTATGAAACGAGAATAAAACATCTCCACCTTTATAATCTTTTGGATCCGATAAAGAAATTATTACAGATAATTTTCTTATTTTATTATTAAAGTTAGGGTTCTTATTTTGATATGTTTCATGCCAAGAATCTTGATGCCAATCATAGTGGCCATTTTTTTTATAACTAGTAAATTGAAAAGATTCATTCCAATCAATATGAAAGTCCCATCCCGCACTTTGATTAGCTATTTGCACAAAAGAATTTAGCTGTTCATAAACAAAAGGATCATCCATAAAAACAATATTTGATTTCCTAATTTTTTTCAGATCTTTCATTTCTTTTTGAGATAATTTTTTTCTAGAATTTTTTTTCAAAATATTTAATTCTCTACCAGTGATTGCTATTTTACTAATTCTTTGTTTTCCAATTTTAACTAGTTTATCAACAAACTCATCTGATAAAGCTTTTTTAAAAAACCAATAATCGTATTTTAGATTCATAAATTTAAATGACTTATTTCTGACTCCTTAAGATCACCTTTAATTAATACATTAAAAGATAAACATATTCTAGTATCCATACTTAAGTTATATGGAACACTATGTTGTAAACCTGATGGAAATAACAACAGCTTTCCTTCTTTCACAGGTATGGTCCAATTAGATGAATTATATTCGTTATATTTTTCAAAGGGTATATTAAGTAATGGCAATAAAGATGAACGTGCATAATTATTATAAAAAGTTATATCTCCTGAATGCACAGGAGTTTTAATATACAAGATGCCACTCAGGAAACTATTTAAATGAAAGTGGTTATAAGAAAAATGATTTGTTTTATGAATTATAATCCAAGAGTTTTTGATGTAAAGAGTTATATTTTTTTTAACACAAAGAATATTCTCTTTATAATATTGAATTTCTTTTAAAATTTCTTTTTTAAGTTTACTTAATATTTTGTTATTTAAAATATAAGTGTCTTTTGATGTAATTCCATTTTTAGCTGGTTCTATAATTTTTGTTTCTTGCTTATTTATAAAAGAAGTTAAATTTTTAGTTATTGGTACTTCTGTTTGTAAAATAGGAACAGCAAATAAAGAAGTTAAATTTCTCATTTCAATTATATCTTTTTTGACTTTTTATACTTTAAAATATACAATATTTCAATGTCTATATTAGATAGATTTTCAAAGTATTTAACAGCTGTAGAATACCCTGAAGAAAAAACGTCCTGGAATGTTGCTGGTATTATAAAAGGACAAAATGCTTTTTATAGATTTGATGTAAGAAATATGTTTAAATTATCTGATGGAACACCAGCTCAAAATGGAAAACTTAATACTCAAGCTCAAAAGATGGTTTTAGAAGCTAGTAAAGAATGGATTATCATTGATTTAGAAGAGCTTCATAAATACATAAGAAAAGAGAAGGAAATGAAAGTCTACATAAATGATTTAATCAAACACTTAGAATGGACAACTTTCTTACCCAAATAGCTTGTGATATAATTAATCATGCCTTTATCAAAAGTAAATATAGCACCAGGGTTTGACAAACAATCTACACAAGCAGACGCAGAAGGTCGTTGGGTAGATGGTGACAATGTGCGTTTTAGATATGGAGAGCCAGAAAAAATTGGTGGTTGGTCTTCATTATGTGGTGACAAAATAGTTGGGGCCGCAAGGCAACAACATGTTTGGGCTGATACAACTGGCAAGAGATATGCAGCAATAGGAACGAATAAAGTTTTAACAATTTATTACGAAGGTGTTCTTTATGATATAACGCCTTTAGAAACAGACAATTTTTCTACTGGTGCAAACATTACAACGACTAACGGATCAGCGATAGTAACAATAACAACTAGCGGTTCACATAACCTAGAGGTAGGTGAACTAACTACCTTTGCTAATGCAGGATCTTTTAATGCGGGGCAAACAGGTTATACAGCTGCAAGTTTTGATAATTTACTTTTTGAAGTACAAACAACGCCTTCATCCACAACATTTACAATTTCTATGCCTTCAGTTGAGTCAGGTTCAGGAACAACGAACAACGGAACACTAGATGTTAATCCTTATCAACCCGTGGGACCTTTAAATCAAACTTATGGATATGGTTGGGGTACTTATTTATTTGGCGGAAGAACCATCACTCAAACCACAACAACAATAAATAACAGCGGTGTCATGTTAGTAGGCGCTACCAGTGTAGTTCTTACAGCTACATCTTCATTTCCAGCAACGGGTTCAATAAGAATTGGATCTGAAGATATGTCTTACACTGGAAATAATACAGGTACAAAAACATTAAGTGGGATTACTAGAGGTATTAACGGAACTACTGCTGCTGAACATGCGAATGGAACAACAGTAACTGACATATCTACTTACATTGGATGGGGCGATGCTTCATCTTCAAGCACAGTAACTATTGATCCTGCAATGTGGTCTATGGATAATTTTGGTGACATTTTAATAGCAACAATTCATAATGGAAAAACATACACTTGGAATCCAACAGCAGGTTTAAACACAAGAGCTGTGATAGGAACTGGAATGCCAACAGCATCAGTAATGACTATAGTATCAGACAGAGACAGGCATTTATTTCACTTAGGAACAGAAACTACAATAGGTTCTAAAACTACACAAGATAAAATGTTTATTAGGTTTTCCGATCAAGAAAGTTTAACTGACTACCAACCAACTTCAACAAATACTGCTGGCACATTTAGACTAGATGATGGTACAAGAATAGTTGGAGCTATTAAGGGTAAAGATTATATTTTAGTCCTTACAGACACAGCTGCATATGAAATGCAATTTGTAGGTCCTCCTTTTACTTTCTCAATAAGAAAAGTTGGTTCTAATAATGGATTGATGGGGCAGAATGCAGGAGTGTTTGCAAATGGTGCTGTTTATTGGATGGGTAAAACAGGAGGATTCTATGTTTACGATGGTACTGTAAAATCATTACCTTGTTTAGTTGAGGATTTTGTATTTACTACTGATGGTAATAATCCAGGAATAAATTACAACTCAGGTCAATTAGTGTATGGGGGTATAAACGAATTATATTCTGAAATAAATTGGTTCTATTGTACTTCAGGATCTACAGTGGTGGATAGAGTTGTAACTTATAATTTTGATGAACAAGTTTGGACAACAGGAACTTTAGATAGAACCACTTGGGTTGGATCTACAGTATACGAACAACCTTACGCTACAGATTTTAATGCCTCAGATACACCAACTTTCCCAGTAGTAAATGGTGTTACTAACGGAGCATCTATTTACTATGAACATGAAGTAGGGGTTAATCAATTAAATGGAGATGGGTCCTCAACAGCAATAACATCTTTTATAAAATCAGGGGAGTTTGATTTAAATGGTAACGCAGGCGTACCAGGAGACGGTGAGTTTTTAATGAGTATTAAAAGATTTTTACCAGATTTTAAACGTATAAGTGGTAATGCAAAAGTTACTATATTTTTAAATGAGTTTCCTCAAGGGACAACTCAAGCTTCTAGTCCCTTAGGGCCTTTTACAATAAGTTCAAGCACGTCTAAAGTAGACACAAGGGCTAGGGGTAGATTAGCTGCAGTTCAAATTGAAAACGAAAACTTAGATGAGAGCTGGAGATACGGTACCTTTAGGTTTGATGTGAGAGTCGATGGTAGAAGATAATGGCTAAAATTACTATACAAATACCTGAACCCAAAAAGGAATATTCACAAGAGGATCAAAGACAAATACAACAAGCATTAAGAACATTGCAGTCTCAGTTGAACTTCTCATATGAAAGTGATATAAAAAACGATATCAACACATTTAATTATTTTTTATCCTAATGACTATACAATATAAAAACGAAGGATATAAACAAGCAAGTACAGGTAAGACAACAGTGCTTACATGTCCAACTAATGCAACAATCATAATTAAAAGTGTTTATGTTGCTAACAATGATGCTTCCTCCGCTATTTTAGTTAACATGAACTTTGTAGACTCTTCTGACTCTAGTGCTGAATATGAATTTTTTAGAGATGATGTTGCAGCTAAAACACAAGTTAATGCAACACCACAAGGTTTAAACTTAGAAGCAGGTGATTCAATAACAGTAACAGCAGCCACAGGTAGTAACAAAATTCAGGGTACTATAAGTTATGCTCTGCTAGACAGATCTCAACAAAATGGCTAAGAAAAAAGGTAACCTATATGGTGTATCTAACTACCACAAACGTACACCTAAAAAACGTAAAGGTAGAATATCTAAAAAAGTAGGACCGAAAGCTAGAAGACGTAAGAAATATGTTGGACAGGGACATTAATATATTGTAATTAAATACAATGACCGTATATCAAAAAATTAAATGTAAGACCAATACAGTTTACAGAAGCATTAAAACAGGAAAGAAATACAACAGTGAGAAAGAATTTCTCGAAGAAAATCCTAAAGAAGATCTAGCCACAGATGTAGTGGTTGAAGTACCTGATCTTCCTATATTTGGTAGTACCCAATGAATCCAGCAGGCGCAACAGAACTACAGCTTGGATTTTTACAAAAACATTTACCTAAAGACTTGTTAGATAAGTTTCAGATATGTACTTCGGTACCACATAAGATTCCTTTGTCTAAAGATAAAATAAATATACTTTGGCAAAAGATGGCACCTGATCAGCCACACTTTCAAGAATTTTTTAAAGACCCTGAAAAAATTAAACAATACGATTACTATATTTTTAATAGTCATTGGAATTATGAACAGTTTAGAAAAACTTTTTCGTTGCCTGAACATCTATGTACAGTAATTAAAAATGGTATACCTGATATTAAGAAGAGAGATCCTGAACCTAAAAGAGAAAAAATAAGATTAATATATCATCCAACACCTTGGAGAGGGTTATCTGTATTACTGGGTGCGATGCAATTAATCAATAATCCAAATACAGTTTTAGATGTGTACAGTAGTACAAAAGTTTATGGAAATGAGTTTAAAGAAAAGAATGACCATATATACCAAGATCTATATGATCAATGTGAGAAGTTACCAAATGTAAATTACATTGGATATAAAACTAATGATTACATTTTAGAAAACCTACATACTTATGATGCGTTTGTTTATCCTAATATCTGGGAAGAGACTTCTTGTGTATCTGCAATAGAGGCTTTGGCTTGTGGATTGTATGTAGCAACAACGGACAACGGAGCATTATATGAAACATGTTCTGAGTTTCCTATTTATATTCCTATGGATAAGGATTGGAAAAATTTAGCTAGACAATTTGCAGCAGTCATTGATCAAATACCCGAACAATTAAATGAAGTTGGTTGTCATAACCATCTAAAGTTTCAACAAAAATTCTTCAACCATTTTTATAATTGGAAAGTTATTTCAGGACATTGGGATGGATTTCTAAAAGGAGTAATAGCAAATGCAAGACCCAAGTAAACCTATTTGGTTTGGCGAAGAAACTAAACCTAAAGTAAAAACAAAAAGTAAATATAGATTTTTTGTAGCCACCCCTGTTCATAACGAAGTGTCTATACATTACTTTCAAGCTTGTTTAGAGTTTCAAAAACAATGCATGAAGAAAGATGTTTTAAGTTGTTTTCAAGTAATGAAGTCTTCTTTAGTAACACAAGGTAGAAACTTATGTGTTTCTAGTTTTATGGAAACAAATAGTACACATTTATTATTTATTGATTCAGATATAGATTTTGATAGTGAGTCCATATTTAAAATGGCAGATACAAATAAAGATGTTATATCCGTACCTTACCCATTGAAAACATTTAATTGGGATAAAGGTTTTAGCAAAGTTAAAGATGGAACAATAAAAAATGCTGAAGAACTTAAATATAAAGGTTTCTACCAGTATCCTATGAAAGTATCTAATTCAACAGATATAAAAGTAGACAAGGATGGTGTTATTGAAGTTACTCATTCACCGACTGGATGTATGCTTATAAAAAGAGAAGTAATTGAGAAGATGATTAAAGCTTACCCTGAAAAAGAGATAATACAAAAAACTATTATTAACGGTAAAATGGAAACAAAACCCTATTTATATAATCTTTTTGACACTGATTTTGATTCTGAAACCAAAACCTATTTGGGAGAGGACTTTGCTTTCTGCAAACGATGGAAGAACTTAGGTGGTAAATGTCATGCTCTTATAACAGAGAAGATTAGCCATATAGGGGAACATCAATATAGAGGGTGCTTTGCCGATGAGTTGTCAAAGAGCTCTTAAAATGGTAATATTAAGCAATTAGCTAATTTTAAGGATTACATAATATATGTTACAATTTTTACCCTACGCACTGGCAGCCTACGGAGGATACAAAGGTTATAAAGGATCTAAAGACGCTGGTGGATCAGGACTTCAAAGAATATTAGGCGGACTTACAGGAGCAGCAGCTGGATACTACGGTGGTAAAGGTGCCTTAGCTGGAGGTTCAGCGATAGGCTTACCTGGTTTTTCTGCAGCGCAAACTGGATTTACACCCTTTACTCAATTAGGGCCAATAGCATCTTTAGGTCAAACATCGGCTGGATCAATGTTAGGTTTAAGTGGTGCAACAAATCCAGGAATGGTTACTGGTGGTGATCCTGGATATATGCAAGGATTAGTTGGTAACGAAGGTCAACTAGCAAATTTAGCAACAGGCTCAGCGGCAGCAAATGCAGCAGGCGGACCTGGAGGCACAAGAGCTGAACAAAACTTTTTACAAAAATTATTTACACAACAAAGATTAAACAAAGCAGGTGACTTCACAGGTGAACTACAAATAAGTCCTATGAAAGCTGCATTAGCAATAGGAGCAGGATCATTTTTTGGAGGTGCTTTTGATCCTAAACCACAAGATGTTTTTACACCAACTTATAATTTAGCAGTAGCAGATTTACAAAGAGAACGAGGAGGATTTAAATATATAGATCCTGAAACGGGACAAGAAAAAGTATTTGACCAACCTTATATACCTGAAGCTGATCCTAAAAATCAAGGAGACTTTAGACAAGGTCCATATGCAATAGAGGTAGACAGATATAACGAAGGTGGCTTAGCATCGATTGCTAGATTTAATGAAGGTGGTATTAACTATCTTCCAAGTAAAAGAACTCATGACGAAGACGATTCTGTAAATTATGTGAGAGCGTCAGGATATGTTGAAGATGGGTCAGGCACAGGAGATAAAGACGAAGATACAATGTTAGCTCAATTAGCAGATGGAGAGTTTGTAACAAGAGCAGATGGAGTATTAGGCGCTGGAATCATTGCTGGAGGAAATCCTAGTAGCATGAAAGATATGAGAGAAAAAGGTGCAAAATACTTCTATGACCAACAAGCTCGATATAAAAGAGTTTTTGATTTATTACAGAAGGGCAAAGATGCACAAACAAAAGTTAGCTAAACCAGATATTTCAGTTTTAGCAGTAGAACCCCAATACATAGATAAGTTTTGGCCATTGTGTGATTTTATGGTAGCTGAAGCTTTAAATTATTCAGGTGGTTTTGCTACAGCTAAAGATATTAAAGATTTACTTAAAAAAGATGAAGCTCAGTTGTTTTTAGTTTTTGGAAGCGATGAAGAAGAGTTAAACTCAGTCTTTGGATTATTTGTAACTCGAATAGCAGCTTTACCTGCTTACTCACAACTTGAAGCAATTATTTGTACAGGGAAAAAAAGACATTTATGGGAAGACAAGATAGTGAAAACAGTCTCAAAATTTGCTAAACTAAACGGATGCAAAAAGCTAAGTTTTTGGGTAAGACCAGGTTGGTCAAGAGTTTCAAAAAAATGGGGCTGGAAAGCTAAACATATTCAAATGGAGAAAGAAGTCTAATGGGATCAATAGTAAGTAGTATATTTGGCGGCGGCGGTGGATCTGCACCTGCACCTGCATCATCAAGTGGTACATCTTTTAACACATCAGTTATAAGAGAGGCACCAGGAGTTGAAGAACGTAAAATAGAACTTATGGATCTAGCAAGAGGAGTTGCTGGACAACCTATTAAGATTCCTGCAATGCAAGTTGCTGGTCTTGGAGCTTTAGAACAACAAGGAATTACAGCGGCAGGCCAAACAGGAGTTGGTGCTCCTACAGTAACATCGGGCATCGGACAATTACTTGCTGCTCAAACACCAAATATTTCACAATTTTACAATCCATATCAATCTTATGTTACGGATGAAATTAACAGACAAGCAGGTATTGCACAAAATCAATTAAGTGCACAAGCAGTTATGGGTGGTGCTTTCGGTGGTGGTAGAGAAGGAGTAGCACAAGCTGAACTAGAGAATGCAAGATTAAGACAAGTTGGTATGGCACAACAACAAGGATTCAATACAGCTTTAGGAGCCGCACAAAACCAACAACAGATGCAAGGCAATATAGGAAGTCAATTAGCAAACATTGGTCAAGGTCAACAACAAATGGCACAAGCAGATATTAATCAATTAATGAATGCTGGTGGATTACAAAGACAACTTGCACAAGCAACAACAGATGCTGCTAGACAATCACAATTACAACAAGCTTACGAACCATATCAAAGAGCAGAGTTCTTATCTAATATTTATGCAGCTGGACCTAAATCACAATCATCGATTGGTTCAACTACAGCACCTACAACAAGTCCTTTAGCACAATCAGTAGGTACAGGCA